GGATGATTGAACCCCAGTAGAGCCACCTAAGAATCGACCTATGCCATCTTTGCCAGCTAGATCGACCTCTTTACCCCACTCCCCGCTAGGCAATTCAAACTTTAATTTAGTGCCTTTCCATTGGTGATTTGGCTTATCGCCCTTATCGCCTTTAATAGACAGACCATCAACACCATTTTTACCGTCAATGCCATTAATTCCATCCTGCCCATCTTGACCATCTTTGCCATCTTGACCAGCTTTGCCATCTATTCCATCTCGACCATCTAAACCATCTTTGCCATTAATGCCATCAATTCCATTTGCGCCACTCTCACCATCCTTGCCATCTGCGCCATCTTTCCCTGCATCACCTTGATCGCCTTTATCGCCTTTTTCGCCTTTATTACCTTGATCGCCTTTGATTGATTCTGGCATGACAATAGCATCAACTCTATCTTTAAGTTTTGCTAGTGCTTCGGTTAATAATGCGACTAATTCATTCATAGCCCTAATTTAGACCTTATTTGAGCCATTACGCCAGTATTATCATCTGGGGCTTCCTCATCATCTGGCAGATCATCCATGCCGTTAGTAGCATCAGACTCTAAACTAAGCAGGTAATCATCGTAGGTAGTAGATTCTCTGATCACTTCGCCTTGTTTCAATGCGTAGAATAGTTCCTCTTTAGGTATGCCACCGACTTGCCATGCTTTCATTAGCGCATCTAAGTCTTGAGCAGACATAGGCACTGGCATAAAGTCAGTATTCATATCGATTTCAATCTCGCCCTCAACGCCATACCACATAGCCATAAAGCGAGTGATCTGCTCAAAGTTCTCACCTGCTAACTTAACCAATGCGGCTAATACACTAGCCTCGCCATTGGATCGCATGAGCAAAGTACCAGCAGACTCCACGCCTGCTTTCTCTGGGGCTAACATCCTTGCGCCAATAGCCGCCATTTGTGATTCTTTTTGTAATAGGTTTTTCTCTAGTGCGCCTAGACCTTGACCAGTGAACTCTAAGAATCCCCAGTTGGCACTGCTATCACTAGACACAATGGCAGTAGATGATCCAATGCTTACTTTCTCATTCTCATCAAATACAAACCCAGCCAACATAGGGGTAGGCAAACCAGCAAAATGACATCCACGCTCATAGTCAGCAGTAACACGATAGTGGGCAATATTAAGATCAGCTAGATCTAAGATAGGTGGATCTTGTAAGTCTAAGCAGTTTTCTTTTGCGCCAAATGCCCAAAATGGGATAAATGAAATAGGTGCGCCTTTCATTAATGGCACTATGTCATTCTCAAACTGCACCCAATCACCTTTTGCGTTTTTGCGATATATTCTTTGTATATACCCAATCTCTGTTAGCAGTAATGCTCTAATCTGTGGATGTGTTTCATATTCAAACTCATTCTTTTGGACTTCGTAATACTCTTGCAACTTGATCATAACTGGTTGCATGACATTGTTTACCCTAGTAACACGCCAATCTAGGATTGATTCAGCAGGGTAATAAGTGGTATATGGGCGTAAATTTGCTTTAGCGGCATCAGCCAGACTTGCAGGGGTTTGAGTAACGCTAGGGTATTCCACCAAAATCCCAGCACGACCAACCTGCAATAAATCATAAATAGTTTGCATAGCAAGGGCATCTAAGCTATTACCTTTAAGATCTATGTCATCAAACATATCCTCTAAAGCAGATGGGTAGGTTTTTTCCATCTCTTTACGAAAGACCATTCCAACTAGCCCCTCAAGAGTTCGACCAGTGGCATTAAAATATGTGGCTCTTAATTTATACGACTTGTAATCATGGTCTGTTTGATCTGCTAGACGAGGTAAGAATTTTTCGCCAGCATTGTGAATTGCGCTTTGTCCCTCACAGGCTGATCTAGTTTTAAACCACTTCTCTGCAAAGGCTTCATATTTGTTATGTTTGTTATCATTCATATTAAACACCGCTCATTCGTATATGTTGGATTGTTCTTGCTCGTATTGGGTAGCGATACGCAATACAATAACCTGTTGCATCAAGTACATGATCAAAGCCTGCCGCTTTATCTGGATCACCATTCTTATCGTAGGCTTGGCGTTCTAATGACTCTACCAATTCTGGACAGGTTTGTGGGTTTACCAAATATTTGCGCTCTCTAATCAACCTATTCATGGCAAGCACTCGATCCTTAACAGCAGGATTTGCAGGATTGACCATTATGTTAAAGCCAGCCTGTTTAAGTAAGGCTATATCACTCTCACTAGCATTTTGTGATTTACGGTTATTACCACTGGCATCTGGGTATATAAATATCTTATGCCCACTATATTTAACCTTAATGGCATTAATCATAGCAGGGGTATCAAATATCCCAGTTAGCTCATCTACTGCATGAGGATTATCGCCTCGCAATACATGTATTACAGCCGCCATTTTTGTTACATTGAAGTCTAAACCAATATGCAATGGTTCGCCACTTATTATAATCTCATTCGATTGATTTAGTAATCTATCAAATTCAGCATAAACGCTACCAGCAGTTAGATTGACAAACTCGCCATCTAAATAAGCAGAAAGTAAATTGGTTGAATAAGTGTTTTGTAGGTTTTCAATATATCCATCTGGCAAATTAGCCGCATTGTCCATTGTGCGAGCCTTGAATATCTTATATCCGTCTTTGCCATTCTTTACCCACCGATCATAGACAAATCGAAACCCCTCTGGGGTGGTAGCAACTGCAACTGTATTTCGTATAGCACACTTTTGACGGTTACGAGCAATGACTTTGTTCCAGACTTCTCTGGCTTTATCTATTGGCAGTGTGTCTAGTTCATCTAATAAGCTATGTGCGACCTCATAACCTACGATCCTTTGAGGATTTTCCATGGTACGAAAGATAATGCGCCCTGCGCCCTCAAATTCAATGTAAGAGCTTTGGCGGTTAATCTTATATCGCCATCCTTTTTGTTCGCATAACTCTGGGAATCGTTTAAACGCAATATCCTCAACCAATGGATAGGTTGGTAGGTAATAAGCTACATCACAATTTTTGAAAGCACTTTTAAGTGCCATGATCCTTGCAATACCTGCCGCAGTCTTTCCGCTACCAAATCCACCAACGAAAGCAGGAAATGGTTCTTTTGAAGTGGCAAATGCTTTCTGCACTTCACTCAATGGCATTAAATAAACTCGTCTATGCTGACATTCGGTAGAGAGGTGGTTGTAACATCCGCAGTAACTTGCTGTTTATCTGACTGCTCTAAGTATTGTTTACCTAACCAAATAAGCATAGTCGAATTGCCACCCTCTGCGGCTTTCCACTGTAATCGTCTTAGTGAAGTTTTCCCATGTAGCGAGAATCTTTTTATATAGTCCGAAAAACCCACATCAAATCGTTCTTTAATGCGTGTATTCATAGTGTCATAATCAATCTCTAGTAGGGATGCTATTTCCTCGCCAGTGCATTGAATCTTGCAAGCGTTCTCTACAATAGACCACTCTTTGTCGGTAAACTCAATACGAGGTCTGCCGCCTAAATCTGTATCATTCATTACCATTTAACCTTATCAGCCCAGTAAGCGGCACTCATCTTACCTTTGGCTATGTTATCCGCATGGCGGGCTTTAAATGCTTTCTGTCTTGCTTTATCTTTTTCGGTACTTGGACTTGATCCTGCACCTTTAACACCTTGCTGACCAAAGCGGATAGTTTTAACCTTATCCCCCTCTTTAGCAACAACTACATGGCTCTTAGTAGGATGGCTAGGGGTTTTCTTAGGTTTGTTATAACCCTCAACACCAGCATTAGCTAATCTACTATCCTTTTTCATTTTGATGATTACCTTTGATAATTGAAAGAGTAAGAGGTTTTCGTAACTAAGCGACCTCTGCGCTTACCCAACTTCGTCAAGGGGGCTAGGCTACTCTTGAGTAATGTACTTTTACTTAAGTAGTATTAAGTTAGCATAATTTTTATATAAAAGCAACTAGATCCCACCAATGGGCACTTTAACTATTGGGTTAATATCAAACCCTTGTGCGTTTGGATCTTTCTGGACTATTTTAGATCCCCATTTTTTTTGCAACAACTCAAACTGCTGTTCCTCTTTTTGCTTGGTTCGGTAAGAGGCACATCCACCAGTATTGGTATGCTGTTTGACTGAATAAAAATACATATTAAACCGCAATGTTTTACGGTATTTGTTTAACACTTGAAGTGATAGATCATAATCCTCTTTAAGCGGAAGTTTTTCATCATATCTTAGGTCAAGATTGTTAAAGGCTTGAAACGGTCCAAGCACGCATTGCTTTAATGAAAATGGAGTATATTCTCTATAAGCACCTTTATCTGGTAATAGGTTCATTCCCCAGTATTTAACATTCAAATCACTAGCAAGGTTAAATCCATTCTCGCAAAACTCTTGCACCGCCATTGGAGTTAGTTTCTGGATCTTTTGCTCATTCCACCTACCAATGTAAGACATATCATCATCTAATACGACTATTTTATCACTTTCGGCATGATCTAAGATGTAATTCCTAATTCTGGCTACGCTACCTTGAGCACTATCTGGAACTACCCAACAATCATGTCCAGCCGCTAAATAGGCATCAGCCTCAAAGTCAGCAACAACATATTTGCAGAATGGCAGGTATTTTTGCGTTATAACATCATTGGGTCGTTTATATGATGGCGAAAAGTAAAGTATGTCTGACATATTATTCCTCATGCAAATTGGTTAAGTAATTACCACCATGCACAACTCTGCCGATCCCTTTACTCCATGGCTTACCATTGGATCTCTTGCTATAAACGCTATCAAGTTTAAAATGAGTTTGAGCAGACAGCCAATCAATGTCGTTATCAAAGTATAAAACAACATAGTTATGGCTTTCTAACAACTCCTCGCTAAACTTAATCTCACCGACTACCGCAGATGTTTCGTCATCAAATAGTTTCAATATCTCTTTATCATCAAATCCCAAAAGTGATACATCATATTTTGCATCCATCAAATCGGTAAGTTCTACTTTAAGAATGTCATTATCCCATCCAGCATTTAAAGCAATCTTATTATCAGCTATAACATAAGCCCGTTTTTGATCCTCTGAAAGCCCTTGCAATTGAATCGTGGGTACTTCTTTCATTTCAAGTAGTTTGGAAGCCGCAAGCCGTCCATGACCAGCGAGAATACCATTATCACCATCCAGCAAGATAGGGTTTGTGAATCCAAACTCTTTTATGCTATTTGCAATCTGGACAACCTGTTCTTCGCTATGAGTTCTGCTGTTTAATTCATAAGGTGCAAGATCCTCAACCTTTTTGTATTCAATTTTTAATTTCATTATTCGCCCTTAAGTAAGTTTAAAGTTTTATTAAGTAATTCAACTTCAGTCCCAAAATGGGATTCAAACGCTAATTTTCCAGAATGGATCGCCACACCATGTCCGCCAGATCTATGATGTAATGGGCATAATGGAATTGCTAAACTCCAATGGCTCTTTTTGCCCATAGACGCATTTCCAGATTTGATATGATGTATCTCTGCTGGTGAATAACCATGCCCATCAACATGGCAAGCAATGCAACCAAGTTGCGTAAGTTTGTCATAGTGTTTTCGCTCATCTTTAGTCATGCCATCAATGACCTATAAACATAGCCTTTAACTGGGGTTATCTTAGTATATCCCATCATCAACATTAGCTTTGGATCATAGTCTAAATTGCAAATAGTAGGCTTTTCCTCTACTCTGGCATCTGGCATCCACTCATAAGGCTCAAAGTTTATTGTTTTGTAAGCATAAGCCGATTGATTAACTTCGGTAATCCTAATAGGGTTTTTAGATAGATAGCCCTCATTGACTAAATTTAATAGATGATGGTTTAGTCTTGTCTTAATTAAACTAATCGATTCCGCTAACTCCGAAATGCTTAATTGTTTATCTGCACAGGCATTTAAAATTTCTTGTCGCTTGATGATTGATTCTGATCTTGTACACCGCTTCATATTCCGCCCGTTTCTTTTTGATTAAATTTACAGCCATTACAGCCATGATCTATGATGTCCTGCCTACTATATTGACAATCCCTAGTAAATATATATTTCCATGATGTTTTTCCATCGCTATGAAATACTTGATCACTCTGGCATCTGTTTGGCACTAATTTACTATGGCATCCATTCATTTGTATATCCTATTGTTTACTTTTTATCTCTTGCAATTCTTTTTGTAAGCATTCAATTTGTTTATGCAACTGCTCTATTCGTTGATAGGCGGCATCTAATTCATTTTTTTCTGCTAATGTCATATCTGTGTCCTGTGGTTTACAATCTGTTAGTTATGTTGCCGATAAGTAACGGCTTTTAGTTCAAAACTAAACTAAAAGTGTAGATTTACACAAATAATTAAACCCAAAAAAGTAATATATGTCATTACATTGTTGGTTCACTATCTTTCTTAACAACAATCCAGCCGTTGTAGTCATAAGACCGCAAATATTTTCCAGACCATAGAACATGGACTGCAACTGAATCGCTTGTCCAGCAACCCATTGTTGTTTCTGATGTATTGCTTAAAACATAGGCAACACTTCCAGACTTGGCACACCTCTCATCCGTCAATACTATCTTTCCGCCTTCAGTATTCATGCACCACATGATTGCTTCAGATTGAGCTGTTAATGAAAACAAAGTTAATGCCATACCTATAAATTTAGTCATACAGTTCTCCCGATATAGGTTACTTTGCTATCTTTGAACTGTAAGGTTACTGCACAGTCCTGTCCTTTGTTTACATTAAAAAGTTTCCATACTCCAAATCCCATGGAAACCACGGCAATAAGTAGCAATGTTGCTACAATTACTATTGCTCTATCACCACTGCGGTCGCAGTCGCATGACCTGCCTTGGTTGCACTGTTGGTTACAACTCATTTTGTATTTTCCTTTGCTTTATTGGCACAAGATTCGCACCGTTTAGATTGTTTGTAAATAACTTGATGATCATGGTATTTTTGACAATACTTGCAAAAGTAATCTTTTGGCTTGCGGAATATTTTGTCAAAGTTTTCGTCAAAAGCATTTGATTTAGTTTTGGTGATAATTGTATCGCCAGTGATTTCATTGATTCCCATTACCAACTCCATCCAATTTCAGTAGCCGCCCAAGACTCTATTTTCATTTGATAATCTGCCATTTCGTTAGTGTTAAGTTTCGTTGTTGAGGTAATTGAAATAATCGTTTCGTTATTTATAACTCGTTCTGTCTTTAAAAATTTATTGCCCATCAACTGATGTATGTCATCACCACTTATTCCAATATGATCCGCGATACTTTGATATAACGACCAGAGGCGAGAGTTTTGCTCTAATGTTCGCTTATCTTTCCTTGGTCTTACATGGATCTCATAATCCTCAATATTTTCTATGGAATTTATTTTCGCTTGCAGATACGGCAGGTTTGTTTTTGATGGCATCCAAATGAAGCTGTTTAAGTTCTTTGACATCCTGTGACTTTCCTAAAAATTTATTTCCTTCAAACAATTGATAGATCCACACGCTATAAACTAAAGACTTCGAGATTGTGTATCCATCAGTAGATATATAATATTTGCCTTCTTGTTTCCATTTAACGATCAAGTGTTAAGCCCTTTAAGCATTAAACCTAGATGTTTAGGTATTGGGTATTTCCCAGACTCCCACTTAGCAATGCAATCAGTAGTCCTAAACACCATATTGGCAAATTGTTTTTGAGTTAAGCCCAGCTCTTGCCGGGCTTTTATTAATTCAGTATGTGTCATGCCGCTATTTTAATATTCCCTTTAAATTCCCAGTAACCTAAAAATTGACCGCTATATAATTTCCAGATTAATTGGTTGCCATACATATCAAATCCATCAATATAAAAGCTACCTGCTTCTGCATAATTACTTGGGGCAAAATTCATTCCAGAAAAATACCGTCTTGCAAAATCCCACACATCTTGACCGACTGCATCTGACATTTCGTTGTTCACAAAAACAAACTTGACCTGCGGAATATCATCATTTGCATTATCGTACTCATAACAATCTGTCATGCCATTGAAAGAGCCATATTCAAATTGATCAGCATATAATTTAACAACTTGCAATCTTGTTGGATCTAAATCAGTAACCCTTACATTGATAGAACTGCCCATTGAGTAACTGTTGCTAGTAACTCTACCATCAATGTTATTTGCTTTTAAGAATTGACGGATCATTTTAGCCGCTTGTGCGTGAGTAGAAGTTTTTTTCATTTTCGTTTCCTTTAAAAGTTTCGTTTTCAATCAACCTACGCCTTCACTTTATAGAATAATTATAAGTCAGTCAATCGTTTTTTTAAATATTTGTTAAATTATTTTCATTTGTTACACTTTTGGCTATTTCCACTGATGTATCTGGAAATAAATGCGGATTGTTTAAGATCCTTTCAGTCCATGCGCGAAAGTCTTGCTTAGGTTTAATTTTTTCCTTGATCAACTTATTCATTCGATCAATATTAGCCTTAGTTTCAGCCGTTGCTACTGGGGCTGGCAACGCATGGTATTCATTTTCCCTAGGTTTGCAGATCTGAATAATATCAGCAGGCTGTGGAAGTTTATTTGGTGTGTCAGTCCAGCTATCAAATGCACGACTGACTACATGAAAATCAAATCTCTCTAGCTTATGCCACCAGATCCGCAGAATCTCTTTGTCTGGTTGTTGTTTGCCATAAATGGTGAATACAGCATCCACCATACTTTTAAATGCTTTTTTGTCAGATTCAATCATAATGCGCCCCTAAAATGGTATTGATTCAACTGGCTGTTGATCTTGCCAACGACCTTGATTTAAGTAAGTAGCAGGGTTAGGTATAAATTGACCATCATTCCTACGCCATTGATCAGATTCTATCTGCCATTGCAAAGCTAGTAAAACTGAAGTTAGACTAAAATTAGATTTGTATTTAGTCCAAGATTTTCTAGCCGCCTCTTTACCAACCTTTTTTGGATAACAATTCCAAAATTCCTCAAACCCATCATCAAGCACATTTGTGCGTAAGGGTTTATCTATTCTTATCTTATCTAATCTTATCTTATCTGATCTGATTTTATCTGATGCCGTCATGACGTCATCATGGCGCACCTTGATATTCTGAATCAAGTTTCTCATCTGAATGTTACTGGTAGCACTACTCATGAGTCTTTTGGCAACCTTTAAGCAAGTAATTTTTCCATCTTGATTTTCAAATAATCCAAGAGTAATAAATCTTTTCATCATTTCCTCGACACGCTGTGGAGTAGATCCAGTGTTTCTAGCAATAACCCTTGCATCGTGTTTTATTTCAAAGGTAATGTCATCCACTGAAGTCTTTCCTACGATCAGCTCTATGCAATACCAATACAATCCATAGCCCTCTAATCCATAATCTAATAATACCTCTTGCAACTTTTCATCTAAATTAGCATTTGAATCATGTCTAAACCAATCCATAGTTCACCCCATAAAAAAAGCCCTAGGCAACACTCTCATCTTTTTAGGGATGTTGACGGACTGGCTAGTACCAGCAGAGTGTTGTCTAAGGCTTACTAGATAATCACCGTCAAGTGATGTGTAATACTAACTAAATATCCCGATCATGTAAATAATTATTTATTGCAGTTTGAGCTTCAATAAATCCATAACAAACAATTGCCTTAAAACCAGCTTTATTAGCCGCTAGCATGAATTTATTTTGCTCCACTGATAACTTACCTTTAAGTGATTTCATTTCAACGAATAGTCCGTTATAACTTTCATTGGAACTCATTAAAAATAAATCACTGACTCCAGATAAAACTCCCTCATCTTTTAATTTCATGGCAGTAATTTTATTTCGCATACCGCCATTAGGTATTGCAAACATTATCAAATGAGGGTGTTGTAATCTAAACCAACGAATCAGAATTTTTTGCTCTTGATGTTCGTTAAGATCCATTTTCAAGTTCTTTTAGCATTTCAATAAAGTGAATGGCTTTGTCTAAATCTTGCACTCCACCTTTATCACGCCAGCGAGTAATATATTTGATAACGCATCCCTCAATGTAAGGGATATGATTAGCATGGTTATACATTACAGGCTGAATAGACAACTTTTTATAATGATCACCGCCCACTTGTTGATCTAATGAATCAGTCATGTTAGCCCCTAAAATGGAATGTCATCTTTAACATCATCAAAACTTACCTCTTGATCTTTTCCTTTAGGCACATTGCCATCTTTTTCTAAAGGCAATCTCATGTGAATCCAACCATCAAAGTTAATAGGTAATGACTCAATCAATAGTGAAGTTCCACCTTTTTTGTTATCCATTGCTACGCCAACTTTTTGAAAGCGAGTTTTAGTTTGACCATCTTTGGTTTTATATTCACCAGTTACCGCAATTAATTCATGTGTTACAGCCATAATTTTTCCTTTATTTAATATCTAATCGTTCCGCTTGCTCAAGATGAGCACCATTTACTACATTGCCAGACTTTAACTGTTCACTTATCGCTTTTTTATCTGGATAAGGCGCAGGTGCATCTGGAAATACATAAAACTCGTTTGGAATAGCCCCAGCATCATCAATAACAACGCTAGGCGGGTTTTTCTTAAGAGTTAAGGCAAAGTATGGGCTTTCAATTTTTGAGATCCCACAGCGTTGCATATTCTGTTTTAGGTATAACTTCATTGCCTCTGTTTTGTTTTCTATTGCCTTGCGTCTATCAGCCATCTCTTTTTCTGCTTGTTTAATTGCGTCAGCAGTAACTTCAAGATTGCGGATAAACATTGCCACATTGATTGATTTAGCCTCTAAATCACCAGATAAGCCCTCTAGCGTATCGGCAATAGTTTGTTGATCGTAATCAGACTCGATCAATTTGATCTGGGCTAACTGGTACTCGTTACTCAATTCGTATAATGAAGCCATTATTTGATCCTTGGTAATGGGCGTGAAAGAATATATTTATGCCCCATGGTTTTGATTAAATCAGCGACCTTTGTTTCACGATTCTTAACTGCATCGTAATCAGTCTTGATCACTCCATAAACACTATCAATAGTACCGCCATTACTGGATAATATATTTAGCAACACGGCAGGTTTCCTCGAATTTGTTTTTAACATCCACATAGGCAGTTTCAATTTTTACCCCTTGTTTGCGTAATTTATAAACACAATCAGACAATCGGTAGATACCTAATTCACTCCAAGCAACTAATGGGGTTATTGATCCAAAACGATTAAGATGTGCGTGTAATCTTTCATACTGTTTCATATTATTTGCCCTCACTTAAAGTGGCTTTTAACTGCTCATAAGCTTTTTTAATTTCAGCTTGCAAGGCAGGATCTTTAACTAAACTTTTCCATGCGGCACTAAATGAATCTTTTAACTCATCTAAGGTTTTTGCTTGTTTCATGCCGTTGATCATAGGGGCTATATCAATTTCGATAGTAGGCAGATCCTCACCAGCATAAATATATAAGCCAATACCAAAACACGCTATGCACTTAGCAAGACAACGCATGGTTGCATCTGATATTTTGCGAGTATCTGGATTGATTATTGCATTATTGCGGTTATCCATTACAGGTAATTGCATTCGCATTGTTTTACCCATAGCCGTAACATTACAAAACACCATGACTGTATCGTTATAAGTTTTTGGCTCTGGAAATTCCCATACCGCCATTGGATCATTTTGCAATAAGGTATCTACTGCCCATGTCCATGATAGATAAGTAAGTTGACCTTTTTTCTCGGTAAACTCATTGACATTGATTTCGCGTAATTCTTTAAAAGATTTCATTTTTTTGCCCTCGGTTAAAGTTTCCAAATATTCCTGTTCTTTCGTTACTGTTTCATAAAACTGTTGTTGGCTCACTATTCATCCCATCCTAATAATTTTGCTAAACTTTCAGCCACTACAAGTAATCCAACAAACCCACTTAAGCCGATTAAAAGAATTAATAAGTTATCCATTTTATTCCCCTATAATTTCCCATCTATCGATCTGATAGCCACTGTTATTGACTACCTCAAAGTTTACCGCTTGGCTATCCGCTTGATTAAACGCATCATCCTCATCCTCTGCATCTACCTCAACGGTATAATAAACAATCTCACTTGCATAAATTTTGTATCTCATTTAATCCCTCTCGATCTGAATAATCATATCGGTGATGTAATCAATACACCGATCAGCTAAAATATCTTGAATATCTTGGGTATCGCCAGCAACTTCTATGGCTTGAATTTCGACCTCATACTCGGTTGGTGAATCGCCAACTCCATACGGATCTCTTGTGATAGTGCAGTCATAGTAAACATCTAAATCTACGCCACACACTTGAATAGTTTGTAATCCCATATCGTTTCCTTTTCGTTTCAATAGCAAATTGCTATACCTACACTTTATAGAATAATTATTATGCCGTCAACTGTTTTATATCAATAATTAAGTAAATAGATGAGTTCACGCAACTTTTATATTCTTTGCCAAGTTTGAATGGCACATTAGTAACTTCAGTTACTTTATGACCTTTAAGAATCCCAGCAGTAAAACTTTTAGTGACTTCGTAACGCATGATAGTTTCCTTTAGTTTCCAAGTTAATACAAATCGGCTGTATCGTTATCAAAACGATTTTGCCATTCTTGTTCATGTAAACTTCTAGCATTTGGTTCTACCCATCCACCATGAAATTCAGACGGGTTTTCAAAAATTTCATTTAATGCTTTTATTGCATCTATTTCAGTCGGGTAATTAGAGCCATAAACTTGTTCATTACCACATTCATCAATAACAACAACATCATATTTAATTTTAGCCATTTTCGTTTCCTTTTCGTTTCTATTTAATGAACCTACAACTGAATAATATATAAACTTTATATGTCAGTCAATCGTATTTGTTAAAATAACTAAAAATAATTTTTAGGCAAAAAAAATCCCACCGAAGTGGGAATGTTTAAACAAATGTTTAGACTATTTGTTCATTACATATTCTTTAGCACACGCTTCAGCTTTTGCTAAGTCTTTAAAATTGCCAACATGAATAGATTTGTTGTTTACTGTAAAGCTAACTTTATAATAATCCCTGTCTTTTGATACGCCATAAATGCCAGTATTGCTTGATTTATTTGGCTTGTTTAAAGCATTTTCTCTGTTAGTAACTAATCTTAAATTTTCGATTGTATTGTCAGACTTATTTCTATTGATGTGGTCAATGTGCTTATCTGATGGTATTTCACCATTTAACAAAGACCATATTAGCCTATGAGCGTAGTATGGAATTTTATTTACTTGAATAACAATGTAACCTTCTTTTCTTGGAGTGCCAGCTTTTTTGCCAGTTGCTTTCCAATATAGGTTGCCATTATCGTAATTGAATAATTTAGATAGATTTTCTAAATCAATAGGTTTTCTAGCGACTTTCATATAATACCTTTCAGTTTAAGGTCAGTAAGATTTTAGATGCTACCAGTCGGTTACTGAAGCCGAACATGACCGCTAAGTCATTCTGGTAGCTTTACTACTATAACACAAGTATTAACGGTTCATTACATAGAGAGTAACTTCAAAACCAAAACGCATTTTAGTAGCTGTTGGTGATGTCCACATGATTAGATTCCTTTGTTTTATGTACACGTCATTGTGTATATGTACGAATTATGCTTTTTATTCAATGCTAGATATACGGATAATCATTATTTAAGCATATCCGAGTTGATCGTTAATCGGCTGACCTCGCCAAACTCTTTGTGATAGGTAATGACCTTGGCATCTCGACCAGTGATCCATCCACCCCTAGCGGCATAAGCATCAGCAGGGGCTAGTGTCCTATGCTGTTCGACTATCATAAGGTTATTCTCTTTAACATCCAGATGGTGCAGATGACCAGTATGAGCAAATGCGTGTTTAGTGCGTCCATATATCTCTCTAAATTGAGCCGCAAATACTTCACTTACATTAGTTACTCTGCGCTTATGTCCGTGATGAAAAAATAGTGCAGTAGCACCAAACTCATAGACATTATATGGTGATGGCGATTTGTCGACAGTGATTCTCGGTTCATTCTCATACAACACGCTAAACCACTCACGCAACCAGATCTGGCTTACTGGATCATGGTTAGCATCAGCCATGATAATATGCACTTTCTGGTGCTTTTGTAGCAACATATCAATCACAGTTCTCAATACTCTGATCGCCGATCTAACTACCTTTGCGAATCGAGTATCAACGTCTAGCAGATGTTTTGAGGCTGGCGTTACCGCATCCATACCATCAAAGTGTAAAAAGTCTGACATCTGGGCAAATACGGCAGTATCCGCATCTGGTGATTGCACAATGGCTTGAGCAAACCATTTGACTATTAATTCTTCTGCCAGTTTTAGATCCCAATCCTCGCCCGTTTCGGGTTTCCAACTTAGCATCCCCATGTGATAGTCAGTAATTACATAGCAGTTAAGTATGTTGCTATTACCTAATGGTGGTGGGGCAAGCATTGATACCCTAGGTATCTCGTCTTTAAAGCCCTCTATCGCGTCCAGTAGCATCTGCTGGAATTGATCATCATCTAGCCTAGTCTTAACCCATGAGGCTTTTAATACTCCATCACCATCATATAGATTGCTTGTACCCCTCACGACATAGGGGGCAGGGGTTATCCTAGTCATATCTGCATCTGGGGCATATCCACGCACTGCCGCCTTGCGCCTTACTTGATCAATGCTATTTTGCACTGATCCCTTACAGACCTTTAATCGATCTGCGGCACTTTGCAATGATCCATACTTATTGACTGCATCAATATATTCAGACTGTCTTTCCGTAGCAAACTGTTTTAGTTGCTCATCTATTTTCATCTGCGTTCCAATTCAAGAATATACTCACCCAATTTGGCAGTGCTATCCCTGTCCAAGCAGATACCACCATCATTCTGGGGTAGTATTTGTAGAATTGGCTTTGTTGGTTTGATTGTCTGTTGAGTCTGGCAAGCCGTCAAAATGATCAGCAAACCAATTGGCAGGATTTTTATGTAAGGCATCACGCTCTCTTTGTGCTTTCGCTTGATCTCTATCAATCGACCATTTAACGAGTAGCGTTAAAAGCCGATCAATAATAGAGATTAAGTTAAACATTTAGGCTTTGTCTTTAGTAAATACACCCAATGCGCCAATGACGGCTAATCCTAGCCCCACTATGGCGTTTGTTTGTTCTGGTGATAGCGTTACTCCAATCGCAGTTAATAATGCGGTTAGACCTCGCCATGTAGAGGCTTCAGATAATCGTGCTAGTAAATATGTTTTCATAATGTTTTTCCTTGTTGAAAATCTCTTAATGATAAACTTCCAGTGTATTGACAATGAGCCAATTCTTTAAACTTTGTCCAGCGACCAGCCCATTCCAATCCGCAAGATTCCGCAATAGTACCGCATTTAGTAAATAATCCACCATCATCAGTCCAGACTGGTTTGCCATTGATAACTGGCACGAAGTCAAATGCTACTTTGTAATTGTGGAATGATTGACCAGCTTTAGCGTTAGTTACTTTTTTGCCAGCAGTAGTGCGCCCTTGATTGAATAGGGCAGTCTGTGATTCAAAATCTCGGTATGTGCTAGTGATAATTACATCAACGCCAGCCTTATCGCACTTGTGAATAAATTGGTTGCACATTAATGCAACTTTAGGATGTAGATCCTCTATCTTTCGTGAGTTAATCATCTGGCTCTACGCTCTCGTTTATTTGCATAGCCAGACCGTCATCATTCTGGAATATGCAAACTTCTGACTGATCATCTAAAAATATTACTAGTTCCCCATCAAATATGGCAACCATATCAATGGTCTTACCTGTCATGTGTTCAAAATAATCCTGTAACCTGCCTCTAAGTTTAACGACTGACATTATTCTGGTGCGCTATTGTTTTCATCTTTAAACTCATCAACCAATCTGCCACGAATTTCAAATTCAGATAGGCAGGAATCGCAGGTGTCCTCACTGCCTTGTTCATTCATAATAAAGGCATGGCGGCATTGCTTGCATAATACAATCTTATTTATAAAAGATTGTTTCATTTATCGACCTTAGTATCTAACCTATCAAACAACTTATTTAACATCTCTTTAAATTCACGAATATCTTGGCGGTAATCATCACGGGCAACATAATCTTTTGGCAATTCCTCACGCAGTTTAGCTAAATCTGATTTTAACTCTTTTACTGCCGACCACATTTCACGCAAAAACCATCCTAAAACTAATGATGCGGATGATAAAACTAGATTTAAGATTGCTTGATTGTCCATAATTGAATACCTAAAAATTTAAAATAAAGCCACTACAACAAATCCCACTAAGCCACCTAGCACAGTAGCCACCCAGTCCAAGAAGTCTGGAGTGTGGATGTCTTTATGCAGGTAGTCATAAATCTCTTTAAGTAGCGCAATAACAGCCACTACTAGAATGGAGTAAGCGCCAATGAACGGTGTTAATACCGCCGCAATGATGAAACCTGATAGGAAATGCATTTGCTTGTCACAAGGCACTTTGCACACGATGCAGAAC